GTAGTTCAATCAGCATTGATGACCGAAGTTATTATCTGGGCGATGCGGGGCTGATGAGTTTTGTTCCGACAAATACCTATGCGAATATACAGCCGTCTGAAATAGGTCTTAATATCAATGCACAACTGACAACTATCACGACAGAAAAAGCCAGAATGTGGCACATCCCCGGCAAAAAACAGCTGTGGATTAAACCGGGGAAAAATCAGGATATATTTATCTATCATTATCTGCCGCGGTATGAGGATGGCCGTGGCGTTTTCACGTCAAGGTCTTTCGTTCATGATCTGCATGACGTACTGACAGTCGGCAAGGATGTCTATATCGCTTACGGAAACAAAATCGGCATTCTGGATATGGGTGTTGATACCGATGACGGAGAGCAAATTACGACGTCAATTGTTTCAGGAAACAGACTGGCGCAAAGACTGTTCTTGCTGCTGTTTTCATATAATTTTGTATCAAGTAACCGCATTGAAGGTTATGGCAGGATTACAATCAGCGATAAACGGGCAAAACCTGTTACATTCAAAGCGGCTGGTACAAAGTTATACTATGCGAATGAAAAATTGATTAATGCAACCGGCAGGTTGAATAGCAATGAGTATACAAAAGTAAATAAGATTGGCGGTGGAGCAAACCGACATCTGCAGATAAAAATATTTGTCGCCAAGGGCGCTATCGCTTTGCGGCAGTTTGATTATACTTACGAGGAGGTTTAAATGCCTTATACGGAAAAATATCCTTTGAACCCGACGCCGCAAGGAGACAGCACGAAAGAAGCTGTACTAAAGAATAGGGAAGAAATCAAGACAATCGGGAATGCGCTTTCCGCACAATCAAAAGGCGGCGGGGGCGGTTTAAGACAACGTATTTTATACGGAAAAAACAACGGCGGGAAGTACAGTTTTCTTTCCGGTGACGGATTATCGGTCATCATTGACGGAAGTAATGTTCCTATCATTTTGACGCTGGCAGATGGTTTTGATGAAAACGGTGCGAAAGATTATGTAGAAACAATTAATAAGAAAATCAGTGCATGGACGCTGCCAATTAACGCAATAAGCTATCTGTTTGTAGAACGAAATAACGCGGGTGCTTTGTCTTACGGAAGCGTAACAACAAAACCAGTATTTTCTGCTTCTTTGCCATCCGGCGTCGCAACAAATACTCATGTGTTCAACACACTTGAGCAGAAGATGTACATGTATAACGGTACAGAATGGAAAAATGTCGTAAGAGTTTTTGCTGCAGCGGTAACGACGAATGCAACCGGCGTAACAAAGATTGAGTATATGAATAATGCGGCAGCGGTAGAAATGACGGAGGCTGAAAAAGAAAAGCTGTCAGGTATTGAAGACAAAGCGGAAGTTAATCAAAACGCATTTTCTAAAGTAAAAATCGGGGACAAAGAACTTGTTGCGGCAGTGAAACAGGCTGTCCTTGAATTAATCGCTGGGGATAACATTAAAATTACTCCGGATGCAGATGGTTCGAAAATAACGATAGATATAGCAAACAAAAAAGAAATATTTGATCCCGATAATTACTACACTAAGGATAAGGCTGATTCCCGCTATTATCGTGAAGGTGTACATTTGCCGGTAACTTATAGTAACGAAGTCAATTTTGCGGGAAATGCAGACACCATACAGTTCGGCTTTCGTGACCACGATATTAAAACATATCGGTTTGGCAACGGCACGCAAGGCGGATTAGCCGATATCACCGCAAAGGCATTTGGTGGCAATTTGTGTTCCGGTTCTTTTAATGGTACACAACAAATGAATGACTGGTTGCGTCAGCACTATAAAGATGATAACGTTTATGCTTGTCTTGCACACCGCGCCAATGAAATTGTAATTAACGGCAATAAGCAATGGGGAACTGTTTTAATGAGTGCTTATCCAGCACATGACGGACGAGCATTAATAATACAGCTGTTTTTTGCTAATTCTAACGGCTTGTTTTATCGCTATTTGAATACACCAGATGAGATAGATAACACAAACAATTGGTACCAGATTGTGGGCACAAACAATGAGAATAAGCTGAAGATTGGCAACAATTACATATGGTTTGCGTGAGGTGGTGTTCATGAGTGTATTTAAACATTTATGTTATCAAAAAGAGAACGGAGAAACGGGACAATGCGATGTATATAATGACAAGAACGAATGTCCAGACCCGCGAACGTATGTCAATGTAGACGGGCGAGATGGCTATATAAAATTGGGTGAGTTTAATGACTCGCAGGCAAGTCCTTTACGGTGTTATGTAGCCAGTGCAGGCCGGGAATTTGCGATTTTAAAAGTAGCAATCCCCACTGGCAGTTTTACAGTGCAAAATTATAATGGTGTGTCTTATGACTGGACATGTCCTCGATTGATTACGAAAATAAAATGTACCTCGGCGGGAGAATGGGATCAATATGTGGCTGTCTCTCCCGGCACTATTTATAAATTTACAGTGAAAAAAAGTTTTGGTAAAAGAAACTGGGCGGTATTGGTTGGAGACACACTTTTGAAAACACTTTTTGAAGCAAATGACCCGCTTATCGTTTCGTGGTCAGCTGATATTAATAATGCATGAACAAGATAGGATGATGAGGTGAATTGAAATTATCAAGTTTACAGGAAATGATAAAAGATTATGAACGTATCACTGGCGAATCTGTCAGCTTTGAAGGGTTCTTTTTTGATGATGATCTTCATGATAAACAGGGAACGCATTTCAAGTTTTTTCCGAATGCCGGATTTCTTTTCTGGCAATTGATTAAGTATGAGGGAATCGTTTATTTCCAGATTCTTGAAACATACGGCAAGTTTCACAAAATGGTTGACTACATCAGAGAGGTGATGGCGCTTAACGAAGTAAAAGATATCGTGACAATGACGACGCGCAATCCGAAAGCACATATACGCCGATGGAAGATGATTCACCATCCGGAACAAGATTATGACTACGAGGGGCGTCATTACTATGTGCTGACCGGCACAATTGAGAATTTACAGTAGAAAGGAGATTGCATGCTATTATTTGATTTACAGCTGTTCGGGAAAAAGGGGACAAAGATAACGACAACACCGGCGCAAGTACCCCAGATGTCCGATGAGGAAAAAGGGCTGCTTGGCGAACAGCTGAAATGGGCACAGACTACACAGCCGGTGGCACAAAACCTGCTGAATATGGCTAATCAAGCACTAAGCAGCCAGCAGGTTACACCGAATCCCAATTGGCAGACATTGTATGACCGGGCGCAGAATCAGACGGCAGCCAATAATCAGCTGGTACAGGGACTGATTCCGCAGGTAAATGCAAATACAGACGCTAATGCAGCGGCTAACAACCGTTTCTCTGGGCTGCTGGGGAATGCTATTCAGTCTATGACACAGGGGAATAAAGAACTGGCGTCCGAATACAATACGGCCATGCAGAATAATAATACTGCTATGCAAGGATTATTAAACGGTGTGCTGCCATCTTCTTATGCGGAGAATCGACAAAAGGCATTACAAGCTGATTTAACGAATACAGTCGGGAATACATTGTCCGGACTGGCCAGCCGGGGAATTATCAATTCTTCACAAGCGGACAGCGCATTCAATGATATTTCCCGAAATGCATCTAATACGCTGGCTGCACAGTACGGAAATGATATGCAGACAGCCGCGGGGCTTGCCGGACAAGCTTATAACAGTCAATTGGCGGGCATTAACGGTAAGGCGGGGCTATTGGGTGATATATTCAGGAACCAGCTTTCCGGCTACGGGCAGCAGGCTGACTTGGCAAATACGAATTTCAATAACCGGCAGCAAGGGATTTCAACGCTGTCACAGCTGGCAAACCAGTCGCAGCAGATGGCAACGGATCCGATTAAAACGGCGGCAACGGCGCAGGAAGCAGCAACCAACACGCCGATGAAGTATTTAGCGATGGCGACAGGGCAAAATGCGCCAACGCAAGGGTTATTATCTCAATTATCGCAGCAGCGGTATTCAGTAGCTTCTCCCGCGCAGACGGTTGTACGTCAAGGGAGCGGCGGATTCTTTGGAGGTCTTATGAGCGGATTAGGAAGTTATTTTGCATGCTTTACAGCAGGAACAGAAATTTCAACACCGGAAGGTGCAGTTGCCATTGAACAGATGGCATTTGGTGATCAGGTTATTTCTCTTGGCGCAGTGAATGAAGTTACGGAACTTCATGATATGGGCGAAGCAGATATTTATGAGCTTCATACGCCATCCTGTACAGTAGAAACTACGCAGACAGAAGTATTTATGACGCCTGACGGAAAGAAACCTTTAACCGAACTTTCCGAAGGTAAGAGTGTCATGACAGTAAACGGATTTGAACCGATTACATCAATTGTAGAAACCGGTCGAAAAGAAAAGGTTTATGAACTGGAATTGACCGGTGACAATATGTTCTATGCAAACGGTATCTTGGCGGAAGGCTTGACAGAAGCTGACAAAGCGGGTAATGACCCGGATGGAGACATTATTCCTGCAGAAGCGGTTGACGTTGTTCCTGCAGAACAGGAAACGGAAGCATCTGCAGAAGAGAGTAACGAAGCAGAAGAAAAGAAAAAGTCGGCAGCTAAGAAGCCGGCAACAAGAAGAAAGACGGTTACTAAGAAAGCGGGTAAATAATCATGAGTGTTATCTATGTACAGGATAAATCACCATGGGATCAGATCGGAAATCTGGCAGGGCTGTGGGCGGCAAACCGCCTGCAGAAGATACAGGATACCCGCAATGCTAAAGATTATGCAGCAAGAGTATTCGGGGGCTATCAAGAGGAACAGTCCCCGGGACTTTTGTCTCAATTGACACAGCCGCAGACCCCGCAGATGGGCAGTGGCCTTTTTGCACAGGACGGTCTTGAAAAAACAATGCCTCATTTCAAGATTAACACTGCCGGCACACAGCCTTTGCAGTCTTCGGCTCCGGCGGAGCAAGACGCATTAGAACAGACAGCTCCCCATTATCAGTTGGATATGCAGCAGGCACAGCCGCAAACACAAACGCAGCCAAGTGCGCCTGACAGGAGCCAAATTAAGCAATCGCTTCGGAATAAAGCCGGGGCGGCGTATGTCAGCTTCATCAAGAGCGGCTATGGACAGCAAGAAGCGGCACGCATGGCAAAAGAAATGCTTGAAAATGATACGGCCGAAGAATTTGGTAAACAGCTTAGCGCCTATCAGGACAGCGTTCTTGAGCCGGCAAGACAGGATATTCTGAATCAGCTTGTCTATACCACGGATAAAGACGGGAATGCGACAGTCAGCGGTTATGATCCGAAAAAGCTTAAGGCAATGGCGCCGCGGATTGTCGCTTATAATTACCGTGCTCAGCAGCTGGGGCTTCCACAGATTGATATGAATATGCTAAATAACATCAACGCGTTGGATAAGCCGAATATTTCTTATAAGACAATGCCAAATGGCCAGCTTGTAGGAATCAATGGCGATACAGGAGCTGTCCAGCAAATGGGGAATTATGCACCGCCGCAAGATCCGCGACGTTTTTATGTGAATACCGGCGGCGGATTGTTTGACATAAGAAGCGGGCAGGTTATTCCTGGCACGGCAAGAGAAGTACAAGGGCCCGGAACGAGCGGGTACAATTCGCAGATTATTTCACAGCTAAGTCACTTGCAGCAGATGTACGAGAAGCAACATATGTATGATGATGATTTCGATCCCGCAAAATCTCCTTATTATGCACAGCTGCAACAAGTCTTAAAACCACAGCAGCCCGGACAGCCGGAAGATGTAACAGGCGGGCAGAAACAGCTTGTTAATGATGAGCAGGGGCTTAGTAATAAAATTATAGAAATGCGGCAGAGAATGTCCAAAGAAGAGGTACAGCAAGCATTACGAAATGAAGGACTCGGTTTCTATGCAGCATGGGTACCGTAAAGAGGTAAAATATGGGTTATTTTGATGAATTTCAGCGTGTAAACGGTAATACCAGCGGTGAAAGATATTTTGATGAATTCAAGAATCAGCCGCCGCAGGATTCGTCTTTGCTTGATAAGGCCAAAGGCTTTTTGAATAGCATCGATGACGCTTATGAAGAAGGGCGTGCAGCGCGCAAAGCGCAGTGGGAGAAGACAAAAGCCAATGTATGGAATACTCTTTCTGATTACGCGGCTAATGCCGGCAAAGCGATAGAAAATTACGGCAATGAAATTACGGCTGCCGGAGAACGTGCCATGGAAGCATATAACAACGGAGAATCCGTCAACATGGAAGACCCGACACAAGGCTTTGAAGGTGAAAACTATAACCGGGCGAAAATGAATGTCTACAATGAACTGGTAGGCAAACCTGCCGGATACGCTGCCATCACACCCGGTATGCCCGGCATTGTCCGCATGGCAGGCGGTGCTTTAGCTGTCCCGACTCTTGTCGATTCTACGATGCAGACTTATGACCAGAACATTGCAAATGACGACGGCACGCCTGTTATCAGCACAGCAAAAGGGGCTCTTTTGGATCCGGTCATTAATCCCATTAAAGAGGCGGTCACCAATCCGGGAGAATATGTACAGAGCCTTGTGGATAATCCGCTTGAAGCGTGGGATAAAGTATTCTTGCCGGGGGCTATTATTCACGGGGCGGCCAAAGGCATAAAAAAAGCAACGCCTAAAAGTATCCGCGAACATATCACAGAACCGTTTAATGAACATGTTGTCGATCCGGTAAAGAGCGGCCTTGCCAATGCGAAAGGTCGCTTTTTTGATTCTTTTAAACGTGGCGGAGAAACAGGTTTTGACGATTTAGCCCGTGACACAGGGATGGGCACGCAGTCACTTAAAGAAACAAACTTGCCGCCCGAATACGGCGAAACAGGAGATATAAAAACAGATGTTTATAACCGTCTCCGTCAGAATGGATTTACCGATTCCGAAGCGGCAGGGATTACCGGAAATATTGCGCAGGAATCCATGTTTGATACAGAAGCGCTTTCAAAAGATGGATATAATTCCCACGGACTGGTACAGTGGACGGGCGATAGGAAGGCACATTTAGAGCAATTTGCCCGGGAAAACGGACTGGATCCTAAAGATTGGCGTACACAGGTGGATTTTATTTCCGAAGAGATGAATACAACGGAACGGGCGGCCTTTGAAGCACTCCGGAAGAATCCGAATATTACTCCGGAAGAAGCGGCGCGTATTGTCCGTGAACAGTATGAACGTCCTGATCCCGCAGTGGCCAATGACGCATACCGCCAGCAGGTGGCCAGAGAGGTATATGATGGCCGCAATGTCCGCCCTATGCAGCGTCCTATACAGAACAGTTTCAATGATTTTGCCGAAGATGTAAAACAAGCCGCGCCGGAAGAAGCAAATTTAAATTTCATGAAGGATCCGGTGAAAGATATTACTCCGGAAGAATTATCCGATCATATCAAAAATGGAACTATTCCTAAGGAAGTATTCCGTACATATGACGAAACGGAATATAGCGCATTCAAAGATTTACCGGAAAAACAGAAGTTTGAATATGCACGTCAGGAAACGCTTAAACTTGCTGACGGAATAGACGATCCGATGGGAGAAAAAGTAAGAGTTATTTTTGACAAAGAAAACAAAAATGCAGTAGATGACGCAGTTAAAGCTTTTACTTCCGGACATGGCGAGAATATGTCTATTTCTGACAGCCGGGCATTTGCAACCGGGTTGATAAAAGATACTGTTCAAAATCCGGATTTTATTCTTAAGCAAAAGAACGGAAGAAAACTCTATGTGAATCTATGGCGCGGGAAAGATAATTTGTTACATCAAATAGCGGTCAGCATGGATAAAACCGATAAAGGGAAAATTATCTCTTCAAGTACGGCTATGGATAAGCCAAGACATCGCAACAATGCTATTAATCAGCTTTCAAGGGATATAAAAAACGCCGACGAATTAATTTACGTCGGCGAAAATATTCGAGGTCGTCAGTCAGGGTATCCTCTGCAACCCTCCAGTGATAGGGGTTCAACGCCGGATACCCAGCTCCACCCATCTGGCAACTCTATTGTAGCAGAAGAAGTAGGAAAAGTAAAATTGCCGGGTGATGAACGGTCATTTATGACAAGACCTGTTGAGGAAGCAGCCGACAATGACTTGACCACATGGCAGGGAGAGACGATTTCACGCAAGCAGATTCTTGATGATGTAAATAGCATTTTCGGGGCTACAATCAAGAAGGGGCGTGTCGGTAAGAAAGGCACCAACGGCTGGTATAACCCTAAAACGGATATTATACGAACAAGAACATTCGGGGATCCCCGAACTGTTATGCATGAACTTGGACACTATGTGGATGCAAGGTTTAAATTCCGCAATCGCCCCGGTTTTGATACGGAGTTTTCCAATGTTATTCGTAAACGTTTCGGAAACGCTTACGACAAAGATGGGATAGAAACTATCCGCAAAGAAGGAATTGCTGAATTTTTCCGTGATTACGTTACCAGCCGCAAGAAAGCGGCTTCTGAATCTCCTACATTCTATAAGGAATTTAAAAGGATTTTAGAAGATGATAAAGAACTGCATGCGGCAGTAGACAAACTGTCTTATGTCGGTCATCAGTGGTATGCGCAGCCGGTCTGGGAACGGATGAAAGGGTCTATTTCTTTCCGCGGTAAAGAAAATCTGCTGCAGAAAACGGTAAAATTCTTCAAGGATTCTAAGGAAGTCGCGCGGAAAGTTTATCATGAACCGTATACTACACTGGTGGATGAGCTTCATCCGTTAGAAGAACTTATCAGTGAAGTGGAAAAACGCGCAGGAAGAAAGTTAAGAGTAGAAGAAAATGCATTTAAACAGGCGTGGCTAGCTCGCGGTTGGGCGGGTAAAGCAGAAGCACTTCTGCAGAATGGAGATAAACGGCTCGGTGTGAAGGCGTTTAAGGATATTATCCGACAAATTCCGGAAAACTGGCTTGAAGATTTCTCTACTTACTTAACGGCATTGCGTGAATTAGACATGAATAAATGGAACGAGGCTCTTCCGCTCGGAGAAAATCCATTGATTACAAGATTTACGAAAGCAGAATGTTTTGAAGCTATTAAGCATTACGAAAAAAGCCCTGTCTTCAAAAAGGCTGCCGCAGAGATCCACAGATATAATGATTTCCTGCTTGCAAATGCTGTAGATGCCGGTATGTTATCGGTAAAGGCCGCAATGGCCATGAAGAATAAATATCCTCATTATGTACCGTTCTTCCGTGAGTTTTATGAAGCTGCAGAAGCACAAAGGAATGGGACAGGAAAGGGATTTGCCAATGTGGGAGCTGTCACAAAGAAAATGCGCGGCAGCACTTTGGACGTGGTAGACCCATTGGAAGGAATAATCCGGAATACTTTCTCAATAATGAGCGCCATCGAACGGAATAAAGTCGGGCAGTCTATTGTAAAACTGGCAAACGTTGATGGTATGGGAGCATTGATTGAAAAAGTGTCCGGTGCGGCGAAGGTAACGGATCATAGTTT